CCAACAGTTGATGCGTGAGCAGTTCTATCAGCCTATTTATGAGGCTTGGCTTGAGATGGCGGTGCTTAGTGGGGCCTTAAATCTCCCTACTTACGAAACCGAGCCCGAACGTTATGAAGCCGTGCGCTGGGTCTTCCGTGGTTATTCCTACGTTGACCCTCAAAAAGAGATTGCTGCGCAGAAAGCAGCAGTTCGCAGCGGGTTCAAAACTCTTGCTGATTGTGTCGCTGAAAACGGCGGCGATCTAGATGAATTGCTTATTGCTCGTCAGGCAGAGCTAGCCAAGCTCGATGAGATGAACATCATTACGGACACTGACCCATCAGCGGTCAATGGTTCTGGCGCTAGCCAGTACAAACCAGTGAATACGATCGACGCATTTGGAGACACCCCATCACCATCAGGCGATGATGCTGAAAACGTAGGGGAAGAAGAAAGCGGAGACTATTAGAATCAAGAATATTTCTGATCGAACAATGACCGACGATTTAACAAGCAGGGCAGAACCTGACGGTTTAAGCGTCGGTGATTTTGTTCAATGGGACAGTTCTGGTGGCACTGCCAGAGGCAAGATTGACAGCATTGAACGCGATGGCTCAATTAATGTTCCTGGCTCTGAGTTCACTATTAATGGTGATGAAGATGACCCTGCAGCGTTAATTACTGTTTATCGCGAAACAGACGAAGGCTTTGAAGCGACAGACGTGAAGGCCGGACATCGGTTCTCAACGCTCACCAAAATCTCTGCATTGCGTTCTGCCACTGCATTGCTGAAGCGTGCTGGGGAAACTCAGTTTGAGGAGCAGGAAGACCGGGTGATGGAGTTCAGCTTTAGCTCTGAATATCCTGTTGAGCGTTCTTTTGGTTCAGAGGTTCTGAGCCATGACAAAGACGCTGCAGATTTGAGCAGATTGAACGACGGCGCACCGCTTCTGTTCAATCACGACATGGACCGTCCGATTGGTGTTGTTGAGCGTGCCTACCTTGACGACGATAAAAAGAAAGGCGTTAGCCGTGTTCGCTTTAGCCGCAATTCTTTTGCGCAAGAAGTTTTAGCGGACGTTAAAGACGGAATAATGCGTAATATCTCCTTTGGTTATCGAATTAAAGAAATGGAAGAGCGCAACAATGAATTTGTTGCAACTTCATGGGAGCCTTACGAAATCAGCGTTGTAAGTGTGCCTGCGGACGCGTCTGTAGGTGTGGGTAGATCTTTACTTTCAGACACTACAATGGACAAAGAAACAGCCTCTGAGGTTGATTCTGCGGCTCGCGTCGCACCACTCACACAACCCGATTCTGAGAATCAAATGTCCACAGCACCCGATCTCAACGTGGTGCGCGATGAGGCTTCCAAAAAAGCTGCCTCGTCAGAGCGTACCCGCATCAAAAACATTCAAGAGCTTTGCGGCAAGCACGAAATGCGTGACCTTGCTGAGCAGCTGATTGATAACGGCAGCAGCATTGATGTTGCCCGTGCAGCTGTTCTCGAAAAGATTGGCGCTAAGCCTGTCGAAACTGTTGCTCCTGTTGACCTTGGACAGCAGACCCAAGAGCGTTATCAGCTGATCGATGGCGTCCGCGCTTTGATCACTGGTGATTGGTCATCGCATGGCGCTGGTCTTTGCCGTGAGCTAAGCCAAGAAGTTCAGCGCAGCTCTGGCATTGCTGCCACGAGTGAGCGTTCCTTCTTTGTTCCTTTCTCTGCACTGTCACAACGCGCGACTTACGTCACGTCGTCTGGTGCCGCAGGTGGAAATCTTGTTGCAACCGATCTGCTGGCTGATGACTTCATCGAAGCTCTGCGGAACTCTTCACCTGTAGTTGGCCTGGGCGTTCGCACCCTGACCGGCTTGGTTGGTGATGTTGCAATCCCTCGTCGCTCTGGTGTTTCAAGCACCTATTACCTGTCTTCTGAGACAACCGCGATCACACAATCGGAATCTACTTTCGACCAGATCACGATGAGCCCCAAGAACCTTGCGGCTCTTTCCAAGTACAGCCGTCAGACCTTGCTTCAGGGCACACCTGGCATCGAAGAGCTTGTACGCCGTGATTTGACTGACGGAATCAACAACGCTGTTGATGCTGCAGTGCTTAATGGTTCTGGCTCCTCTGGTCAGCCAACAGGCATCCGCAACACTTCTGGCATTGGATCCGTTGCGATGGGCACCAACGGTGGCTCATTGACTCTTGAAAAAGTGGTTGATTTAGAAACTGCTATCACCGAAGACAACGCCTTTGGTCCAAACATGGCTTACATCACTAACGGCAAAGTCGTTGGTGGTCTGAAGAAACTTCGCGCTGGTGGTTCAGCTGCTGGTGACGGTGCTTTCCTTTACAACTCGGATCTTTCCGCTATTGGTCGTGGCCCAACGCCTTTGACCCTTAACGGTTATCCCTTGGCAATGACCAACGCTGTTCCTTCTAACTTGACGAAGGGCACGAGCTCCAGCGTTTGTTCTGCCTTGGTTGCTGGCGACTTTAGCCAGGCCATGATTGGTTTCTACGGCAACGGCCTGGAAATCACAATTGGCACTGACTCTGATGACTTCAGCAAGGCATTGACTTCTGTTCGCGGCATCATCTCGTTTGATGTTGCTGTGCGCCAGGCGTCAGCCTTTGCATCGATCGAAGACATCACCACCGCTTGATAATCACAGGGGCCGGCAACGGCCCCCCTTTTTTTATGAAAGTCACTTGCACTAAAGCAGTCATGGCAAGCGGCCAAGTCCTTGAGGCTGGTCAAAGCTATGACTTAAGCAACGCAGACGGTGAATTGCTAATCCGCATGGGTAAAGCAATCAAAGCTGACGAAACTGCTGCAGACCCTAAGCCCAAAGCAAAACGCACTCGGAAACCTAAGGCTGATGGCGCTAGCTGATTTTTTATCAGACGATCTAGGGGTCTTCCTTAATGATCCTTTTGGCGTGTCTGCAACGTCAGGCTCTACAACCGCCAAAGTCTTGTTGGATCAGCCCAGCCAGGTTTTAGCTGGTGACATGGTGTTGCATACCGACTACCAGATCACCGCCAAGGCTTCTGATTTTGGCACCCTTACGGCAGGTACCAGCATCACCGTCGATTCTGTTGCCTACACAGTGCGTGAGACACGCTTAATTGATGACGGGTTGCTTTGTGAAATCTCGCTGCAGAAGACATGACGACATTGCGCGAAAACATTCTTGAAGACATCATGAGTAGCCTAAGCGGCACCACAGGCGTTGGCGCTCGGATCTATCGCAGTCGTGTTGTCCCATTGCAGCGAGGCGAAAGCCCTGCATTGGTTGTTGAGCCTGTAAGTGATACGCCAGAACAGAACACAAGTTTGCCAACTTTGGATTGGTCGCTTGTTGTGCGTGTGTCTGTAATTGTGCGAGGTGAAAAGCCTGATGAAGTTGCCGACCCAATAGTTGAAAGCCTGCACAGCAAAATCATGGCTGATTTAACTCTTGGTGGTTATGCCATTGATGTTCAGCCGCAAGGCGTAAGTTTTGAAATGATTGATGCAGATCAACCCGCAGGCGTTATAGGTTGCGATTATCTAGTTCGTTACCGAACTCGATTAGCTGATCTGACGCAAGGCCCTTAAGATGGAAGATGAAAACTTGGGTCAAGGGGGTTTATACCTCGTTGATCCAAAAACCGGCAAACGGAAGCTCATTGAGCGGACTCAGCCGGCTCAACCTACTAGCCCCAATTTTGAGGTTGTAACCGATGACACTGAGGACGAGTCAACGCCTATTGCTGGCGAAGATTGAAAGTAGCTACGGGTCAGACCCAACAGCTGCAGGCACTGATGCGGTTTTAGTCCGCAACATGGAAATCACTCCGCTTCAATCTGATGTTGTTGAGCGTGAGTTGATCCGTGGCTACATGGGCAACTACGACATTTTACTTGCTAATCAGCGGGTTGAGATTTCTTTTGAGGTTGAGCTAGCAGGCTCTGGGGCTGCAGGCACAGCACCTAAGTGGGACGCAATTATGCGTTCTTGTGGCAACTCAGTCAATGAAGTGACAGGCACGTCGGTCACTTATGCGCCAAGAAGCGCATCATTTGAAAGTTGCACTCTTGAATATTTTGTCGATGGAGTTCGTCATAAGTTGACGGGTTGCCGTGGCAGCTTTGCAATCACAGGCGAAGTTGGACAGATCCCTGTAATTAATTTTACGATGACGGGATTGTTTAACGCGCCAACTGACACAGCAAACCCAAGCACAACTTACGCAAACCAAACTACGCCAGTCATTTTTAAGAACGGCAACACCACAAACTTCACTTTGTTTGGCTACGCAACTGGTGCCTTGCAGTCCTTTAGTTTTGATCAGTCCAATACAACGGTTTACCGCGAATTGGTTGGTGGCACTAAAGAGGTCTTGATTACTGATCGCCGGCCTAATGGCACGATTGTTCTTGAGGCTGAATTGCTTGCCACTCATAACTTCTTTACTGATGCCACCGGCACCAGCACCGGAACAAACACGTTCCAGCATGGCCAGTTGGCTGGCAACATTGTCACCTTCAGTGCCCCACAAACTGACCTAGGTTCACCAACCTATTCAGATTCTGACGGTATCCAGATGTTGAACTTGCCCTACAACGCAACGCCAACAAATGCAGGGAACAATGAGTACAGCATTGTTTGTACCTAATGTTGCGCTAGTCTGACGGCGAATCACCTTTTTTATGGCATTCGTTTTAAAGAAAACCAACTCTTACAAGTGGCCCGTTTCTGTAGATGTTCCTATTGATGGGGGCAAGCACGACCGGGTCACTTTTGATGTTGAGTTTAAAGATTTGACACAAAGCCGATTGCTAGAAATTGCTGACTTAAGTTCAGAAGGCAATTTGACAGACGTTGAGGTTGCGCGTGAAGTAATTTTAGGATGGGCTGGCATTGAAGACGAAGACGGCGAGGAATTGCGTTACAGCATTACAAAGCGAGACGAGTTGCTAGAAGTGCCGATGATGGCCACGGCAATCGCTGGGGCTTATCTTGAAAGCAAGCAGGGAGCCAAGAGAAAAAACTAAGCGAGGCCGTTGAGTATCTGTTCAGCGGTCCAGGAGATCAAAGCCAGTTAAAGGCAGACGCCAAGGCGTTTGGCTTAGTGTTGCCTGAGGTAAAAGAAGAACATTTTGAAGTATGGGAAGAAAATTGGCCTGCTGTTGAGATGTTCTTGCGTTGCCAAACCCAGTGGCGCACCACAATATCTGGCGTTTGCGGGCTGGACTATGCAGCTGTGCAATGGCTGTTTAGACTGTATGAAGTCAAGAATGCGCCAGCCGTGCTAGAGGACTTACAAATCATGGAAGCGGCGGCCATGAAAATTTTAAACAAGGAGAGCAAGTGATATGAACGGCAATGCAAAATTCAGCGTTTTACTTGGCGCAAAGGTCACAGGCGAGAACAATATCAAGCGCCTTGGCAACTCCATGCAGGGCGTGCAAGGTAAGGCTAAAAATCTTGGCCTTGCGGTCAAAGGCGTTGGGCTTGCTTTTAAAGCAATGTTTGCCGCTGCTGCTATTGGTGGCATTGCAGCGTTTGCAAAAAGCTCTATTGATGCGGCAGATGCTCTTGGAAAGCTTGAGGTAAGAACTGGCATTGCTGCTGCAAAATTGCAGTCTTATGTCAACGCCGGCAAGCTTGCGGACGTTTCACAAAAGCAATTGGCTACTGGATTAAAAACGTTGGCCCGTACGCAGCTTGAAGCCGCTGATGGTGTGGCTACCTATGCAGATGCTTACAACAAGCTGGGAATAGACGTTAAAAACACTGACGGCACTATTAAAAAAAGCGATCAGCTGTTGGGCGAAATTGCTGACACGTTTGCAACTTTGCCTGATGGGCCAGAAAAAACAGCTATTGCCTTGGACATCTTTGGCAAGTCTGGCGCTGACATGATTACTATGCTTAATGGCGGCAAAGCAGCGCTTGAAGAATTTAATTATCAATTAAGCGATAAATTTGCTCAAAATGCAGAATATTACAACGATCAAGTTACTAAACTTGGGTTTAAATTTGAAGGCTTTAGGATGCAACTTATTGATGCGTTGCTACCAGCCTTAAACGCAATTACAGAATCATTTGCCACGCTGTTTGAAGCTGGCGTAGACTTTGACCCTTTGTTTAAAATTATTGCGGGCTCTATTCGGGTTGTTGCTGCAGTAACTTTTTCTTTAATTAAATTAGTTGATACTCTTATAAAAAATGCAGTAGCAGGTTTTCAGATAATTGGCAAACTGCTTACTTTTGACTTGCCAGGCGCTATGGATATATACAAGACTAGGTTTAGCGGCATGATTGATCAAGCAAAAAAAGATTTTGCAGAGCTAGGAAATATTATGTTTGGCACTTCTGAAGCTCCAGAAGGCTATGGCAGAAAGACTGGTGGAGTATTGCCGCCTGGTGGAAACCAAGAATTAACGAAAGAACAAGCAACAAAAAAACGCAATTCTGCTTTAAGTAAAGGCTTAGATATAACTCTTAAGCAAACTGCAAGTTTTGCGAAAATGTTGCAAGGCTTAGAAGACGAAAGGCGTTTGCTTGAAGCAAAAATTTTAGGTAAAGAAAAAGAAATTGCGTTAGACATAAAAGTTGAAAAAATGACAAAAGGCTTGCCTCCAGAAATTGCGGCAGGCGTCGAACAACGAATACGAGGAAATGCAGAATTGCAAAATTCAATTGATAAAACAAAAGAGTTAAACGCAGGCACTGAAAAAACTAACGGTCTTTTTGAATCAATCAAAAGCACTGTTGCAACAGGACTTGCCAATGCCATTGAAGGTTTGATTGATGGCACAAAGTCATTGAGCGAATCTTTGTCTGGCATTTTGAAGCAGATGGCAAGCCTATTCTTGAAGGCTGCTATTGGCAGCTTTGGGGTAGGCGGGAACGCAGGCACTGGGCTGCTGGGTCTATTTGCTAATGGTGGCGTAGTTGCTCAAAACAAAGTTGTTCCTTTTGCTTCTGGCGGGATCGTAAGCAAGCCAACTGTTTTCCCTATGGCTAACGGCATGGGGTTAATGGGCGAGGCTGGCCCTGAGGCGATCATGCCTTTAAAGAGAGGCCGTGGTGGTCGTCTTGGAGTTGAAGTTTCTAATCAAGACACCGCAAGGGACGCCATGTCTCGCTATTCAAACGGTTCACGCGGCAATAGCGTTATTCCTGCTAATGGTGGCGGCGGTAGCGAAATGCAAGGCAGCGGTGGTGGTGGTGCAGTTGCCGCTCCAATCGATGTTCGCTATACCGTGGAACGGATCAATAGCGTTGACTATATAACCGCTGATCAGTTTCAAACTGGGATGCGTAGTGCTGCAGAGCAAGGCGCAAAACGCGGTGAACAGAATACACTGAAACGATTACAGATGAGTGGTGGCACTCGCAAGAGGCTGGGTCTATGACAAGTTTTGCCTTTGGCCACGCACTTCGGATAAAGCCTAAAAATACAGTAGATTATTTTTATCAGAATTTTTTTATTAGCAAAAACATTACGTATGGAGAAGTTGAATATCAATTTGTTCCTTTTGGATTTTCTGGCGTCACTGTCAACCGCACAGGTGATGGCTTAGAGGCCTCGCTAGTTTTCCCAGTTAATAAGGTGTCTCTCAGTTGGGGAATAAAAGCTATTGAAAGAACTTGGGTCATGGCAGTTGATGTCTTAATTATTGAAGACCCTGATCCTGATACGGGGCTATCAGCGACAAATACGATTGTGCATACCTATACGGGGCAAGTATTAGGAGGGCAATGGGACAACACGTCACTGAACTTAGAACTGGGGTCAGTCTTAGATGCTGTTGGAACGGACGTACCAAGACGTGCGTTAACCAATCGAATTGTAGGAAACTTGCCGATTAGTAATAATGTCCGGCTGCGCTGATCTCATTGGAATGCCGTATCGGCTAGGCGCTGACGGCAGTGATGGCCATATTGATTGCATCCACCTTTGCTACCAAGCTTTAGGCTATATCGGCATTGACCCACCACCGTTTAAGCAGTCCTGGTACGAAGCAAGCAAATGGGAAGTATCGCGTGATTTGTTGAGCTGGGGTTTCCGGGTCAAGAAGCCTGAGTATGATGGTGATATTCTGCTATTAGCGGAGAACTCTTGGACTTTCGCAGTGACATGGCAAAAAGGCATTCTTTATATTCAGCCAAAAACCGAAAAGGTGCAGTGGTCTTCGGTCCAACTGTTTACGATGTACCACTGCTTCCGTTCGAGAAGCAGTTAATTGAAACGATTGGAATTACTGAAGAAGAGTATCAACTTTTTACGTCTGAGGTAAGGCGGCGTGGTTGCGTAAGACCAGCTGAATACGATCATATTCCTGATATTCAAGCGGTATTAACAGCTGTTCCAACTTTAGTTATTCCAGCCCTTACTACAACCGCAGCAAAAAGCGCAACTACCATAATTCTTACCAATGTCGCGATTGGTTTAACTCTTACCGGTATTGCATATTTACTGACGCCTAAGCCAAAGATGCCTTCGGCTCCAAAGTCAGGCAGGCTTGACTTAGACAGCATCACAGGCACAAGCCGGTTCACACCGACAAGAGGGTTTGAAACGTTAAACGAGTTGGCAGACTATTCATCACCAATACCTATTATTTTTGGGCTATACGATGAAAGAAAAAAAGTTGGCGGGATGTTGGTTGAGCCACGCTTGGTGTGGTCTCGTATGTTTAGCCATGGCACGCAACAACAAGCAAAGCTTTTGTTTGTTGTAGGAGAGCAAGGCGTAAGAGATGCAAGCCCTAATTCTGGCATTGCCAAGCCAGATCTAGAAGGCATTTTTTTAGGTAACAACGCTTTAGATGTCATTTACGAAAACTTGTTTGCTTTTTACTGGAAAAGAGAATACAAGACAGGAGAGAATGGGCTTATTTATGGGAAGCCACATTTGCTGGCCGGAACAAGGCTAGATGATGGAGCATCTGGCGACCCAGACGCCGGGGCTAATGATGAGGTTTTTGTTTGCCCTAGTGACACGATTGATAATGACCCAGAAGCTTTTTGCCACGCATACTCTCCAGTAAACAATGTTCAGTTTGGCGTGTATGCAGCGATTCCAAACGGGACAGGCTATCGACTGAATTATCGAATTAGCTCTGTTCCACGCGACAAAGTAAAAGACAAAGATCAGAGAGCTAACATAATCAGACGTTTAAAAATTATCGGAGACTTAAATTTAGGCAGAGATGGCGACCCTGCCTTGAAGATAACGGCTGGCACAACTCCAAGTAGCGACAAGAAATACACAAAACTTGTGAGTAAGCAAGATCATGTAGGCACGGGGCGTGAATACAGTCCACGCATGGGCATTGTTAAACATATCCGCCCCGTACCAAACAGCGATTCAATTGTTACAACAGCAGACGGCGATAAGCTAACAAAGGTAATTAACGTGAAAGAAGGCGACGTAGCAATTTTTAGAATTTCTAACAGTGAAATACCTAAGGATGTTTACGACTCAGTGAAGGGTCAGGTAGGCGAAAAAGTAGACGACATAAACTCAACAGTCTTGTCTGAGCAACTTGCTGCTGATTCAGCGATGCAAAGAGGCGAAATATTTGCAATTGGTAATACTTTGTGGATGGTTGTTGACAGAAAACTTGAGTTCAATCCAGAGCTTGAAGAAAAAGATGACCAGCACATTCGTCTCAAGTGCATTGACACAAAAGAATCAATACAAAAAAAGATAGGCATTGTAAATTTGAATAAAGTCGTTAGACCAGAGGTATACATAGACGATGTTCAGGGTGTTGGAGCGGGCTTCTTCCCTCTTACCCATATTGCAACAGCAACTATTCGCAATAACCGACCAGCAGTTGTAACAGAGCTAGGGATAAGAAGCACTGTATTTCAAAATCTGCAGGGGTTGTGTTCTTTCCCTGGTTTACCATCATCAAAGGAAATAGGCAAGCTTGACAAAGACAATGTGGTGGTAACCACTGGAACTATAACAGCAACGATTGCTAGATCTTCATCTTTCAGAATGTTTATTAGAAAAGCAGGCGTTGACAAGGATAGCGAAGAGTACAACTTTAAGCCTTTAGTCAGCGAACGTACGGGCTCTGAAGTGTTTTTTACAGTAGTAGGGCAGCGTCCTGTCTCACAGTACAACTTTATTAGAATTAAGAATCCACAAGGCTTAAAGCCTCAAGAGCTTGAATTTAAACTTGTGCCTTTGCCTTCCGCAGAGATGCGTGCAATTCAAGATACTGCTGAGTTTATAAAACTTGCAGCAACTCGTCCAGACAGCGAGGCTGAAACGTCCTTGGTAGAGGAAGAAGTTAAGGTTGATGGTATTAATGGCCTTTTCAGGATTGCCGCGGCTGGTTCGTTGGTGCAGAGATCAGCGATAAAAGCTAACAAAGAATTTATGAGGCAACCAAGTTTTTCTTTTCAGCCATCAACATTTGGCCCGCCAAATGCAGTCGAGAAAATAGCAGTTACTCCTGTTAAGCAAGACGGCCCTGACACTCAAATAGCTACGGTAGAGTTCAAAGAAAACGTATCTAACAAGGCCAACGCAGTCGCCGGTCGAAATGGCGCGATGACATTTGAAATGGCTGGAAACCCTGATGACAACAAAGCTGTCAAGAGTGGGCAAACAACTACTATTATCACCAAAGAATTTTTTAACGCAGACGGCACTGATTTTGTAATTCTCCGCTGGACACTATTAAAAAGAAAACTGCCAAGCACACATTTTGCGGTTGCAAATGGCCAAACCCATGTATGGTCGCCTCAGGGGGTAGAAGTTTTGCTTAGCTCAAGAAGTTATGCCGTTGGCGATCGCATCACAATAAAACGCGGTATAGGTGGAACGGATGTCCCTGGAGGCGATCCAAACCCTTACCAAAACTCTAATAATTTTAAAACCAATACTTTGACTGGCGATGTTCTTCGCTGGTCAGGGCAGGTTTATAGAGTGGCATCTACAGAATTGCTTGCAACTATACCTGGAAGAACAAGCGGTTTTTATTACCAGTTATTTGCTAGTGCTGGTCATTATGCAAGAGACCTTGAAGTTGGAACGACTAAAACAGTCGGGGCGACTTACACAAATGATGACGGCAAGAGTATTCGCATTCAATACAAGTCTGAAGTTAAAGAACTACCTGCTGACCACTGGTCAGGGGAATCTAAGAATTGGACGGCACCAAGCTTCAAAGTTCTTCAAGGAAATAGCACAACATCAGATTGGGATGTTAATGACAAATTTACCGCAGAATTAGCTATTGCAAATGATAACCCGTTCAAAACCGTTTACAGCAACGCTGGTTTTAGATTTAAAATTACGCAGCTGGAAACACTTGCTGCGTCTAACGAAGTAGACGCAGAGGTTGTTTTTGAAGGACAAAGCCAATTTAACGACATTAGCTTTTACAGATCCCTTGTTCAAAAGTCAAACGAAAGCGAGCCTGAGCATGAGATTGTTTATGTCAACGAAATATTGCCTAACGATCAGGCTCCCGCTTTTGACGATCTAACAATGGCCGGGCTTTCATTAAAAGCTAGTCGTAATTTTACCCGACTTGACCAACTGCGTGCTTGGGTTGGAAAAGGCATTTGTGTCGAAAGGCTGCATCCTAATTTATCTACTTACGAAGACAATGATTTTGCTGAAGGTCCGAGCAACCTGTTGACAGACCTCGTATTTCACTTGTTTACCAATCAAATATCGGGTGCTGGGGGGTTAACGGGGATGACACCAGCCGACCCAGACTTATTAGACAAAGAAAAATTTATAGCAACTTCGCGTTTTCTTAGAAAACAAGAGTTGTTCTTCAATGGCGTTATTGGCGAAAACATAAACCTGCGTCAATTTGTAACAGACATGGCCCCAAATTTCTTGTGCAACTTTGTTCTATCTGACGGCAAATTTGCTCTTGTGCCTGGCGTGCCAAGCAAAGCTGGCGGCAACATCGACTTAGGGGCTGTTGAGGTTAAACAGCTATTTACGTCTGGAAACATATTAGAAGATTCCTTTAAACTTGAGTATTTAAGGTCAGAAGAGCGCAGACCGTTCAAAGCTATTGTCCGTTACAGGCAAGAATCCAAAAACAAGTTTCCAGAAGAGAAAGTTGTTGAAGTTAGTATAACGCGCAAGTTGCGCGACAGTAAGCTGAGTAATTTAGATATCGACGATTTGCCGCACGAGCAGTTTAACCTTACTCAGTTCTGCACTTCAAAAGAGCACGCCGTAAAAGTTGCTAAATATTTTCTTGGCTTGCGCGAACTTGTGACACATACAATTAATTTTTCAACGACAGTTGACGGCTTGAACCTTGAGGCTGGGGCGTTTATCAAGGTCATTACAGAATCAAGCCCTTACAGCTCGGCTAACAACGGGACCATTGGCACGAATGGCCAAGTAACCAGTGTTACCCACTTGGACGACGGTGACTATGATGTTTCATTCTTCAAGACTGATTCAGAAGAGGTTGAAGACGGGAAGATGACAGTTTCAAATGGGATTGTTACAGAGTCGAAATTTCATGATTCTGTTTTTACCTTGGTTAATCTCAGCGTCTCCGAAAACGTTTATGTTGTAGAACAGTTGACGTTCTCTCAGGAGGGTACTGTGGACATTGTTGCATCAGAGCACCCTTGCGAGGATGATGGCAGCAGCAAGCTTGCCCACCTCATAGAAGAAAGCAAATTCAACGTTGTCCCTGCTGACGATTAATGGACTTTCCTTCGCTCAAACCCACAGCAAGAACGTTTGATCCTGGAACGTATCCAGTCAAGACGTTTAAGGCCCAAAACGGAAGCGAAACCCGGATTCTGTACGGATCAAGTCGCACAGACATGAAACTGTCACTGACTTACGCCAACATCTCAGATGTTAGTGCGGAGCTGTTTGTAAAGCATTATGACGACAGACAAGGCAGTTTTAAAACTTTTAACGCTAACAGCGCAGGGAAAGACATAGTTGATGGTTGGGAGGGGATAGCAACCTCAACCATCAAGAAGAACCCAGACAACACAGCTAAATATCGATATGAGAGTGCTCCTGTCATCACGCAAGTAGCCGCAGGGGTTAGCACTGTTACAGTGGCTCTAATAGGCGTTGTCTAATGGCGTTTTTTACTGGGGAGCACGGGTCGTTAGAGCTTGAAGGCAACAAAATTGCCGCTGTTCAGAATTGGAGCTTTTCGGTCAACGTTCAATCAGCAGACACGTCAACGCTAGGGTCAACAGACACTACAATCGTTCCAATCAAAAGAACAACAACGGGCAGCTGCCGAATCTTGTATTACCAGGAAGGACCCGGCGATCAAAACAATACAGCAGCTTCTAGGTTTATTCGAAAAATTTCTAAAGAACCAACCGTAGCTGGTACTGAGGCGACGCTTAGCCAAGGGACGGCCGCTACAACAGTATCCAATCTTGACTCTAAAGGTCTTTCAGATCTAAAGTTAAAAATAGACGATGGCACTGATCAAGGTTTATTCGTTGAGATGAGAATTTTAATTACAAGCATGACGCTAACAATGAGCGTTGGCGAGATTTGTGCTGCTGATATTCAATTCCAGAACAACGGGGCGGTTAAAGGGCTGAGGTTCTAATGAGCGTTTACCTTGGCACGTTTGGAAAAGTCGAGCTGCGTCGAAAGGCTGACAGAAGAGAGTTTCTCGCAGTAATACAACCGGCTGATGTGAATGTCAGCGCCAAACGATTTGGCATTTCAGTCACGAACATTGAAATTAAAGCTGATCCTGATCAAAACTACACATTAGGTGAAATAATAACCGGAGACAAAGTGCGTTTTGTAAGCGCCGCCTCACCTCAACAACAAGCACTTAGCTTTATCGACAGTTGGCCTTTTTCAGATGCAGAGTATTACGTTTACGTTGACGAAGTAGGCGGAATAAGGCTATTTAATAGTTTTGCCCATGCTGTCAATGGATTAAAGGCTAACGCGGTCGCGCTTGCTGTTCCTAGTGCTGGCGTTCCTGTTCAAATTACTATTTTAAACGATGATAGAACAGTGCTTGCCCAAGTCACTAATTATGAATTAAATACTGAACGCGAGACTGTAGACACAACATCTCTTTCTGATGAATTTCGCAGTCGGATAAGCACTTTAATGTCTGGTTCTGGCCGAATGACATGCGAATGGGAATACACAGGCTCTACAACCGAAGAACTTCCTAACTATTTGGTTGAGCTTATTTTACGCACCAAGCTTGGCTCAAATTTTCACGCACGGTTCTACCTAAAAGCCCCTGGTTACAATCCTGGAGGGGTGGCAGACAGAGAGAACGACGAAGTTTTCTACGACTTTGATGCAGTTATTACGGCCTGCGCGGTTCAATTTACCCCAGGCAGTATTGTGTTAATCACAGCAGATTTTATTACAACCGGGAAAGTTGATTTAAAGATGCACCTCTCGGAAGATGATGCAATTGTCCAAGAGGACGGAGGTAAGATTCCTTTAGAGAACGGCGCTTTTGACACAGGCGTCCCCCGTTTCGACACTTGATTCCTTAAAGCAGGAGCACCATGGCCAATTTAAAAATTTCTGAGTTGCCAGCTCTTGCTGGTGCGGACCTAGCAGCAGACGATCTGGTAGTTGCCGTTGACACTAGTGCGGCAGCGTCAAAGAAGCTGACAATTGGTGACTTGATCGCCAATGGCGTCACCCTGATTGCTGATGACGCAATCCCAGGCGCAAAGATTTTGTTTGCCGCTGGTGGTATTGCTACAGCAGACATTGCCGATGCTGCAATAACTACGGCCAAGGTTACTGATGACGCCATCACAGCCGCCAAGCTTGCTAACGAATCTACTGTTGATCTAGTTACAACGCTGCCCAGTTCTGGGGCTTTCGTGGGACAGCTCGCTTTAGACACTGACGATAATTTCCTTTATTGCTATAACGGCAGTGCATGGCTCAGCCTTAAGGCAGCCGGGTCTATTAATACTGTCGCTGGCAGCACGGTTGGCTTAGTTGACATTGTTGTCACTACCACCGGATCAAGCGTTTCGATTGCTGCAACACAGAACGACACTGATGCGGCAAACAAGTTTTTAGCAGGCCCAACTAGTGGAGCTGGTGCGGTTGCGTACAGGATCATTGATGGCAGCGACCTACCTGTTGCGACAACAAGCGCCAAGGGCGGTGTTGTTGTTAACGGTGAAGGACTCCGCATGGATTCCAACACCATTGAAGTTGATAACGACGTAACGCTTAGCACTACGCACCATGTGGTGACGTATAGCGCCAAAGGTTTAATTACTGGCGGTCGCGTTCTTACGTCAGCAGATTTACCGGTTGCCACAGGTAGCGCAAGAGGTGCCGTTATTCCTGGATCAGGGCTTGCTGTTGATGGCAGCGGCAACATCAATCACAGCAACACTGTCGCGGCTGGAACTTATACCAAGGTCACAGTTGACGGCCAAGGGCACATCAGTGCTGGCGCTACTTTGGCAGCGACAGACATCCCAGACATATCTGCAGCAAAGATAACTAGCGGAACAATTGGAAGTGCAATTCTTGAAACAGATGCCGTTACCGGAGAAAAATTAGCAGATCAATCAACTTGCAAATTTGGTGGAGCCTCGGCGACAGATAATGTTGTAACTTTTCCTACTGGGGATTACAAAGGACAACTGTTTTTCGACGAGAAAAACGAAGATCTTTATATTTTTACATCTGAATCGTTCCTTCCGATCACGGTTATCAGCGGCAACCTTGTTAACGCTGGAACGTATAACGCCAACACTAACCTTGTAGGCACAGTCACAACTGCTGGCTCTGCTGCTGGCTTTA